AACGCTGCTGCTGTTGGGATTTGCAGGCGGTTTTTAGGCATCTTTTGCCTGGACGATGATCCGCTCAACCACTTGCGGCGTCATACTGCCGTCGCTGGATGTGTGGTCGCTCTCGACTTTATCGCGCCAGTCTTCTTTGAAGCGGTTTTTCATGTTAAAAATGTAGCTTGTCGGGTTGAAGCCGGGAGTTGCGCCGAAGGTTGCCAATCGGCCTTGATGCGGGGGACCTTAAACAGGAAAAGCCAAACCCTGGCAGGTTTGGCTTCCCATATAGGTGGACATCAGCGCGGGCCGAAGCCCGTGGACATCGACGCTTCAACAACGACAGTGTTCCACAAATTTCGGCCCGCATCAAGTGAAACCATCTGTATCGGGATGGATCGAGCAGCGGCATGAACGCTGCTGCTGTTGGGATTTGCAGGCGGTTTTTAGGCATCTTTTGCCTGGACGATGATCCGCTCAACCACTTGCGGCGTCATACTGCCGTCGCTGGATGTGTAATCGCTCTCGACTTTATCGCGCCAGTCTTCTTTGAAGCGGTTTTTCATGTTGAAAATGTAGCTGGTCGGGTTGAATCCGGGAGTTGCGCCGAAGGTTGCCAAGCGGCCCTGACGCTCCCACCAAGCCTGCGATTTTTGCAGGCCCCTTTTTACGGCGTCGGAAAAATCTGGATGAGCCTTCATCCATTCGTTGATGGTTTCGCGGCTCACGTCGCAGGCTTCTGCCATTCCGACCAGCGTTTCGCCTTCTTCGCCGACATTGACGACCACATCGCAGAACTCTGGCTTGTATTTGGTTGGGCGTCCTGCTGGCATGATTTTCCACTTTCATCTCGGGCAATGCGGCCCGGTCGATTTGGCGCACTGTATCAGGTTTGCGCGTTTTTGCAATGTCATGGCTTCATCGGCTTTTCCGGCGGTGCGGGCATTGGCATCCAGTGGGTTGGGTTTGTGATGGTGTAGGGCCACCATGCGCCGCCGTCGAAGTCCTCCCAGAACCCCGCGTCGATGATGTACCTAGATTGCGCCTCGGACCACGATGCCAAAATGACTGTCCCGACAATTGGTGCGGTCTCGATTGGATGCCATCCGCTCATGCTGTGATCCTCTCCTGATGCAAACAATGGTGGCAGATCACGTCGGCCTCTGTGGCGCTGATGACCTGCACAACCAGGCACGGCTCGGTTGTCTTGTCGCGCCACGCGCTGCACTTCGGGCAGGGCTGGCGGTGGTATGTCGCGCCGGGTTTGGGGAATATCCCGTGGTATCCTAGTTCGGGCAGGATCGGCCAAAACGCGGGCGCTAGGGCGTCGTTGCGCCCTTGGGTGGCCGGATGTAGCGGCGCGGGGCTGTATGGCCCCTGTAGCGCGCTCTGGCGGGCTGTGGGGGTCATGGCTGCGCCAAGGCCGCGAGGATGCGGGCGGTGTGGTCGGCTTGGGCGGCGGCTTGCGCTTCCGACATTGTCTCAACGTCCTGCGGCTGGATGATGATCGGGTCTTCATGTTGACCAAGTTCAAGGCTGGCAAAGAAAGCGCCGATCTCGTCATCCCATTGCGCGAAATAGCAGCCCCACGCCGTTTCGGCAAAGAAGCTGTCCGCGCCGTAGATTTGCCACTCCAGCGGCTTCACCTTGGGCGGCAGATCGGCGCGGACGTAGGGCGCTGCGGCAACCAAGTTGTCAAACGGCGACCATGCCTGCTGGTCGATGCAGTTTGATGCCCAAATCCGTTCCGGCATGTCCGTCACTTCCCCGCCTCCCCTTTGGTTGCAATCTCGCCCCCGCAGGCCAGATACCCGCAGCCATCGGACCACGAGTCCATGTGCGCCGGGTTGGCCTTGATCCGGGCCAGCTTGAACAGCGCCAGCATCGCGGCAACGTCGGTCGCGGTGATCGTCGCGCCCGTGTAGCTGGACCAGAATTCACCGATCAGCGTGAAATTGCGTTCGGCACTGCCATGTGTCGCGGCCCGGTCCACCATCACGGCTTGGCGGGCGGCGTCCAATATGTCGGCGCGGTTCATATCAACTGCTCCTGTGTGGGCTTGGGGGCGGCTTTCGATTTCTGCGAGCTTGGCGCGCGCATCAAACCACATTGCTTGCCCCCTTTACGATTGTCCATGCTTCGGTCCGCGCTGCCTTCGTCGCCCCGCTCATGCCTGCACCCCCGCCATCTGCAAAACCTCGCGGTATGGCACCCGGTAGGACGTGGCGACCTTGCCCAGCCGTTCCACGCTGCCCCCGGCCCGCTGGATCGCAGCCGACAGGCCGGGTTGGTAGACGGGCGCGGCGGCGGGCGCGGCGGCGGGTTTCACGGCCCGCACTTTGGGCACCGATTTGGTGTATGCGCCGGGGCGCCACCTCGGCGGACGCGGCTCCAGGCCCAGCAGCGCGGCGCGGAGATAGATCGCGCTGCGGCCCAGCCCGACCGCCGCGCCGATGGCTAAGGATGCTGCGCCCGCTTCCCACATCTGCACAAACAGGCTATCGTCGATCGGCTTGATTGCGGTCATGGCTTCACCAGCGCATAGCGGCCCGTGGTGGCGCTGTATGTCACCAGCCCATCGCGCAGCATGGCGTCCAGCGTGTTATCCAGCCATGTCTGGCGGCTCAGGGCTTGGCGCATTTTTGCAGCGGTGTTGGTGCCGTCGCCTATCATCGCCAGCAACAGCGCCCGCCGATCAACGATACGGGCGCGGGCGGCGTCCTTGTCGGCCATCTGCGGCATTCGGTTCGGATATTCCTGCCCGGTGCCAAGGCGGGCGCTGCGCAGATCGCAATGGGCACGGGGCGACAGGTTGCGCCATTCAGGTTTGCAGCGATTGGTTGGGATGGTGGTCAGGGCGATCATATCCGCGCCTCACGATTTCCAAAGCTGATGTTAAGACCGAGCGGCGGCGCGGGCAGGCTCACGGGCATAAACACCCCATCCCGGCCACTCACCGAGCGTGACGCCTCAAGCAAAGGCATAGCCAGCGTGACAATGCCGGGGCGCGTGACCGGCGCAGGCGCTGGGCGGTAGGCGAACTCGGGATGCGCGGCGCGATAGGCGCGGACCACTTGCACCGTCTTGCCAAGCTGGCGGGCGGCTTCGGCGTCGGGCATGTGGATCACGGCGTCGTAGCGGTATGGCGTCGAATCTTGGTTGGGTTTCATTTTTTTCATGCGACCCTCCATACGTGCAGCACCCCGTCGATGGTGCGGGTGGCGAACGCCTTCGCTGGTCTCTTGCCGCTCGGCCTTGATGCATACTGCACTGACGCTCTAGCGTTGGTAAACCCATCTTCCCGCGAAACCCGAACGCAATCCCCAACTGCCATTTGACCGAAAGGCCACTTAACCCGATCAATCAATTCCGGCACTTCTTCACCTCTTAAGATTTCCATATTCCACCAACCTTTCTGTTTATACAATACCATTCTTGCACGAGCAATCAACCCCAAAAATTGCTACACGGTCTTATGCAGCGTTGTGTAAGATGGACCTCGGCTAAGTGTTTGGAAAAGCTTGAGAATTTCGAAGGTAGTAAAGATACACAAGATATCTATATCCTTCTTCTTCTTCTCCCAGAGACCCCTTAGGGCCTCTGGTGGGTCTTTTTAAGAGTGGTTAAGGGCGTTTATGTTTAAGATGCGTGTGACTCCGTTTTTGCTTTCAGATTCAACACGTTGCATTGTAAACCTAATGCAAAATCCGTAAATATCACGTGTATCATTTGACCCAAACCGCCACCTTTTTGCCGCGATAGGCCCGCGTGCCGGCTTGTTCGCGGATCATTCCGGCCCGTTGCATCTTGGCCAGAATCGGGGCCAAAGCGTCGGCCTTCATCCGCACCCGGTTTGCCAAAACGCCCAAAGTCGCCCCTTTGTCAGGGTCAATGAAGTTCATAATCCGCGCCGCTATGGCTTCCTCGGGGCGATCCTTGCCGTTGTCATTGGCGAAAACCAAGGCAATCTTGGCATCCACCTCAGCCCGCACATAGGCAAAGGACCACCGAACATGCTCGGCGCTACGGACACCGTCCGGGATGGCCAAGATAAAGCTGACCTTTGCAACCATCTCATAAGCGCGCCGGATCATGGCAACCGATGCCTCTCCCGTGTGCTCGCCCATCTCATCGGCATAGGCCAGCAACCAGTCTGCAACCTGATCCAGCATGGTGTCCGCTTCCGGCGTTGTGGTGACTGCATCACGCTCCCCGGCGAACTCGATGCGAGCGCCAAAGCCGCTGTCAAACGATCCTCCTGTGTAAAGCTGTGACAAGCGGTTTGCCATGAAATCAGGGATGGGCGCTTTGCGAAAGTTCTTTCGGGCTGCCGGGTTGATGTCAGGCTCAGACACGATCAAAGCGCGCCCCACAAAGCCCTGTGTCGCCGTCTCCCCGTCCATCACCCCATCAAAGGTGCTGGGCGTTGTGAAGCCCATGACGCTTAGAAAAGGCCGCTCCAACCCTTCATCAATCATCCGCAACATGCGCTCAGCATGTCCCGTGTCCCGCCCGTCATCCTGGGCTTTGGATAGCGCCTGCACATAAATCTTGCGCAGTTCGCGCTTGGTGTCACCCTGCAACAAAAGGCGGCTGTTGGCTTTGGAGTAGGCGGACATGATCGCGCCGAAAACACCCTCCAAATACGCAGCCCCGCCACGGCGCTGAGCGTTGCGAACCTTGCTCAAGAAGATGCCTATTTCATCGACGATGTAGTAAGCCGCCTGATGCTCAATTAAATTGCGCATGATTTCTTGCTCAGACTTAATGCCGCCTTGCAGGGCATAGTGGACGCCTGCGGCATGGTGCAACTGCGCCATGGCCTGCTGCACGGCTTCCTTGCCTGTGGCGCTGGCCGCAACGCAAAAGGCCAGCATATTCGCCGTGACCCCATCGCGGGTATCCTCATGCCGCAACCCGGCTATGTTGCCAACCGCAACAATCGCGCTGGCAACTGCCAAACGGCGGCGCGCATAACGGCACTGACCGTCAATCCAAGCGGCAACCTGGCCGACAAATCCGGGCGGCGAAAGCATATCCAAGCCGGAAAGCGGAAAAGGCGGGGCAATCTTGCCGTCATCCTTGGGCGGTTCAGGATCTTGCGGCGGCAGAAAGTCACTTTCAAAGTCAGAAAAATCAGTCGTCATTGTTTTGCTGTCCATTCCAAAAACGATTCCCTGTCACCTTGCGGCATGGCTTTCCACATCGCAGCCATGATCCGCTTTCGGCTTTTCATATGCAGCGGCGTCTCAGGCAGATGTCGAACTATTGCGGCCAAGTAGCCCTCCAGTTCCAGAGGCAATGCGTTTTGTGCCCACCAAGTCGCATCCTCCGCAATATCAAGCATGACAGGCAACGGGTTGCCCATGCGCGCATCTTGCAAAACGGCGTCCATCATGGCGCATGTGGCCCATTCATGCGCCGCAATGCTTTCACCTACTGCCACCATAGCGGCGTCCAGCTTTGGCATGATCATGGCGCAACGCCTTGGGATGGACGCAGATATGCAGCTAAAGCGTCCAGGGTCTTTTGGTGGGGGTTCTTCACCCGGCCTTTCTTTAGGGCCACAAGCGAGTTGTGATGAATGCCCGTTCGTTCCGATACGATAACAAGGTTTCGGTCCCTCAAAGCCTCGATGATTTCCTCAAGCGTCATTTCTGTTGATCCTTCCACAAAGTCCTGTTGACATTGCAACAGTTTTGCCGATAAGGTCAAGGGGCAGGTTAGAGCGTGGGCACCTGCCCCACAGTGGCCAGTGGCCAGAAAGAGGAAAAAATGAGCCTGATGGAGACAATCTCCACCCCGCAGGATCGGCCAGTATTGGTAACGATCTGCGGCGATAGCGGCATGGGCAAAACGAGCCTTGCCGCTGCATTTCCAAACCCCATCTTTATCCGTGCCGAGGATGGCTTGCAGTCCATCGCTATGGACATTCGCCCGGATGCATTTCCGGTTGTGGGGAACGCGCAGCAGCTTTGGGACCAGCTTACCGCGCTGATCCATGAGCCGCATGAATATGCAACATTGGTCATCGACAGCGTGACGGCCTTGGAACGCATGTTCATCGCGGATGTGCTGGCCCAAGACCCCAAAGCCAAGTCGATCAACCAAGCCCTTGGCGGCTATGGTGCGGGGGTGTCCGCGGTGGCGGCAATGCATCAGCGTGTGCGCAAGGCGGCAGGGGTCTTGAATGACAAGCGCGCGATGCACGTTGTCTTTGTGGCCCATGCCGATGTTGAAACTATGCGTTTACCGGACAGTGACGATTACATGAGATATTCTCTGCGCCTGCCGCCAAAGTCGATGCCGCCCTATGTGGACGATGTGGACGTTGTGGGCTTTGTGCGGCTGGTCAGCTTTACCAAAGGCGAGGATGGGGAACGCAAGAAAGCAATCAGCACGGGAGAGCGCGAATTGATCTGCTATGCGACTGCATCCAATGTTTCAAAAAACCGTTACGGCATTACTGAACCGCTTGAGTTCCACCCCGGCGAAAACCCGCTTGCCGCATGTATCCCCGCGTTGGCACCGTTTGCCAGCATTCGCAACACCAACAAGAAGGATGAAACCAAATGAGTTTTTGGGACCTGAGCGACGGCGAAAGCGCAAAAGACACTGGCACTGACTATGAAGTGCCGGGCGGCAACCTTGCACCCATTCCGAACGAAAGCGACGTGCTCGCCATCATTGACGAGGCAAAATGGGCCGACAAGGACGGCAACGAATACCTGTCCGTGCGCTGGTCTGTGCTGGAGCCGGAACAATACAAAAACCGCAAGGTTTTTCACAAGCTGTGGGTCAGTGATACTGATCCCGGCGCGAAGGACGAAGCGGCGGGCATCAAAAAGCGCGACAAGGCGCGGCGGATGCTGGCGGCGATCGACGCCAATGCCGGGGGCAAGTTGGCCCGGAAGGATGGCAAGCCGTCCGATGATGATCTGGGCCTGCACCTGTGCAACAAGCCGATGATTATCAAGTGTATGGTCTGGGAAACTGAGGACCGCAAGACTGGCGAAACAATCACGGGAAACTGGGTTTCCGCTGTGGCCCCGAAGGCCAAGGGCGTTGACGTGAAGGCGGCAACTGAACCGGCCAAGAAAGCGGGCGGCGGCGGCGGCGGATACGGTGGCGGCGGCGGTCAGACGCAACAGCGCCGCGTTGGGATGGACGACGAAATCCCTTTCTAAGGCGTCAAGAAAAAGCCCGCTATCGGGGGTGAAGCCGATAGCGGACCACGGTCAGACATGCACGGAGGACTACCAAGTGCAAGGATTGCAGAACATGGAACAGAAGTCAACAGAGTGGTTTGCGGCGCGCAAGGGCCGGGTGACGGCTAGCACGGTCGGGGCAATCCTGGGGGTCGCGCCCTACATGACGCGGGCGGAAGCCATGCGACGAATGGTGCGAGATGCCC